AGAGCTATTTAAATAACATGCAGACCCTGCTTGTGTTGCACCAGTACCTTGATACCATATCTCAGCACCCTTACCGTATTGCCCAGCAGCTGTTAATCCGCCGTCATCTACCTTAATACTCTTTGCGATAACTCCCTCATTATCATCTACTTCTAACTTAGGTAGACCAGACACATCGTTTACGCTGAACAGCGTACCAGTAGTTGACGTATCTACTTGGAAAAGATCGTATGTACCATCGTGGATTGTAAACGTATCCGCAGTGCCTGTTGGGTCGAGCTCGATATCAAGATTAAAACCGTTAGTGTCGATGGTTCTGTCAGCTGTGAGAGTCTGGTCTGCATTTGCAATGTTTGAACCGCCACCGCCTATATCCCCAAAATCTACATATTTAACTGCATCGCTATCAGAAGTATCTTGAATAAGAACTTTATCATTAGAGGCTGGAGTACCAATGTCTGATAGGTTAACCCCATCTGCTATTACCTTCTTCCAGTTTGCCATTTAATATTATATTTTTTTATCCTCCAACTTCTGAAGCCTGTCAAATTCTTTTTCTACTTTTAATATAGTAGACGCCATTACAGGTGCGTCGCTTCCTTTTATTGTACAACTTTTTAAGGCCTGATTAATTAAGTAGGCTTCTTGAATTTCTAATTTCATTTAATTAATTTTATTTTTTTGCTTCAAGCTGATTTTGCAGCTTTTCCACAATAGCACTCAACAGTAAAACATCCCTACCAGAAAAAGTGGTATCCGCTAAAGCAGTTAAAAGATAGTTTAATTCCTGTTTTGTAAGAGTGTCTGTGTTAATTCTTTTTTCTTTCAAAAGTGCCATCAAGAGTAGATATAAATGTCTTGATTAGATGAATTAACATACATATTTCCGATCTGAGCTAAAGCGGCTGTCTGACCTGAAGCTCCAGCAGCCGTATGAACTGTAGAAACCCAAGCATCAGGAGTAAATCCACCGCCTGCCGCAGAAGCATCACCGCCTGCGTAGTCAACACCAAAACGCCCAGACTCTTGAGATTGATCCCATCCAAACACCTTGTTGGCAGCCCCTTCAAAAACAATACCAGCATCAATGTTTGTTGCGCCTCCGCTATTTAAAGAAATAAAAGTGTCTTCAACCAGCAAGTTGGTTGTATTAACGGTAGTGGTGTCTCCATTTACGGTTAGGTCACCAGTTACAGTAACATTAGCGTCAAACGTAGCATTTCCAGTAACGTCAAGAGTACCAGCAATATCTGGGTTTGTAGTTAGCTTAAGCACCCCTGCCTGGCTCGCCAGGTTAGTTCCAGTCATAGCAGTTACCAAGTCAGCAATGCTTTCTTTTCTTTCGGCACCAGTTCCGCTGCCATCCAAGAAAACAATAAAGTCATCCGCAACTGTTACAGCCGTATCGGTAAACTCACCGAAGTCTACATTAAAGGTTACAGTGGATCCGCTGCCTTGGTTTGTGGTAAAATTGCCACCTCCGCTCAAGCCTGCTCCAGCAGCAAGTGTTACCGTTGAGTCATTTGCGGCAGACGTATTAGCAATCCACTTAAAATCACCGCCAGAGTCGGTGCTATAAGAAAGAATATTCCCGTTAGCGGCTGAATTTCCAGTAACAAGATCAAGCTCTGCATTACCAACAGCGTCTGCGGCAATACTTGAAGCGAGAGCTACAGCTCCTGAACCATCAAAAGAAACCGCTGAAGCGGTTATATCTCCTGTGATTGAAAAGTTTTGAGCACTTGCGAGCGCAGTAGCTGTTCCAGCGTTACCAGTTATGGTGGTTTGATCACCAGTATTGTTTCCAGAAATTGTCGCGTTGCTTAACGCAGAGCTAAGTTGAGCTACAGTAAACGAACCAAGGACAGCAGCGTTTCCTGAGGAGGTAATATGCCCTGTTAAGTTAGCGTTAGTTGTTACCGTAGCAGAATTGCCCGTTGTGTCCTGAGATATCTCTCCAGCAGCAGACTCAACTACTACTTTTTTCCAAGTTGCCATTATTTTTTAATGTTTAATAAGTTACAAATATAGTTATTAATCGTCAGACACCCCTAGGTACAGATTATCGCTTTCATCCGCATACATGCCGCCTAAAAAAGCTCCTGGTTCGGCCCCTGAAGCAAAGCGCTTGAACTTAACCGTTCCATCTAAGTTTACTTTTCCCGTTCCGTTAGGTTGAAGAGTTATGTCTCCGTTACTTGATGTGGTGTATAGTTTCTTAATAGAAACATCCAGGTCAGCACCTAACTTTAAATTAGCATGATTGGCAAATAAGAGCTTTCCGCTAGTTGCCATGTCACCGTTTGTCGGACCAACTATAGCTGTAAATCCTGACTTTCCAGCAGCAAAACTAGCAGTATCATCCGCTGGAATAATTCTGTCTGGGTTTGAGGCGTTTATGTAATTGTTAAGCGCTGTTACGGTGTTTGAAGCCGTGTTGCCCCAGGCTGATCCGTCTTTATCAACCACGCTAGCAAAAGGAACTCTGTTTACTATTACCTGAGAGTTGTCCACCCTAGTAACAACAATCGTGTCTCCACTACCTAAACTAGCTTGTATAGATCCAGAAGGATATGCCTTGCCAGCAATATAAACGGAGTTGTTTCTATTGAATATCCTAAGGTCGGCCATTTTATTTTGTTACTTTAATGTGAAGGTTTTGGAGATGACCAGTAAAAGAGTCCCCATTTTCTGCATTCTCTACAGCAATGTAAAAATACAGTTTTATAGAATTAGGAATCTCGCTGTTAGCTGCTGACTCAACAAAACAAATATTGGAAGGAACGCTTACCGACGAGTTACCAGCACCGCCAAGGTGAACTAACTGACCTGTTGCGTTAAGAGAGTTGATGTCGGTTAAGAAAGGCTCATTACTAATTAAAGCGAGACTCTCTTCATCAGCTTCATTTGGATACTCTCTTACCACCTTTACATAAAAAGCAAACTGAACGTCTGCAATGACGCCATTAGTAACCTTAAATGTAGAGGGGCTTTCCTCAGAGTCCATTATTTTAAAAAAAGCTGGAGCTGTGCTTAATGCGTAAAAAGCAGTGTTAAAAGAAGCCGAGCTTGTTGTGAAAAACTGAACATAATCGTCGGTTGTGCTAACGGCCCAGTCTGCTGGAGAGACTGAGTTGTCAGACGATGAGGCAACCAGCTGAAGTAGATTTAAATTATTCGTATTGACAACGGTCATAACGTTATCTACAAAATTCGCAGCTGAAATAGCGGTTGTGGCTGATATATTTAAAAACTTAATAAAAGTAGAAGCAGCAGGGATGTCAAGCAAACTCTCGCCATAATTGTTCAGCAATAACAACAAATCATTTGTGCCGACAGTGCCATCTCCATTGAGGTCACCTAGCGAAGCGCCATTAATCGGCTCTCCAGCCGCAGCTCCAGCCGCAGCAGCAGCTGCCATGAAAGTATCAAACGGGCTCTTATTTATAAACTCACTACTGCTTGAGTCGTATCTCAAAACATCAAGATCGGATATACTAGTGATGTTTATATCGCTTAAGTCGTTTATCGGACCATTCGGGCCAGTGGCGCCTGTGCTACCAGTGCTCCCAGTAGCGCCTGTACTTCCAGTACTCCCAGTGGCGCCTGTGCTACCAGTACTCCCAGTAGCGCCTGTACTTCCAGTAGGTCCTGTAGCCCCAGTGGGTCCAGTACTGCCAGTTGCCCCAGTAGGCCCTGTAGCTCCTGTAGCTCCTGTTGGCCCTGTAGCTCCTGTAGCGCCTGTACTTCCAGTAGGTCCTGTAGCTCCTGTTGGACCTGTAGAACCAGTAGGCCCTGTACTTCCAGTAACACCTGTAGCCCCAGTGGGTCCTGTAGCCCCAGTGGGTCCTGTAGCACCAGTACTGCCTGTAGGTCCTGTGACGCCTGTAGATCCTGTTGAACCAGTAGGGCCAGTGGCGCCTGTACTTCCTGTTACCCCCGTAGAGCCAGTAGCTCCTGTACTGCCTGTACTGCCCGTAGAACCAGTGACTCCTGTACTCCCTGTTGCTCCTGTGCTCCCTGTAGCTCCTGTGCTCCCTGTAGCTCCTGTTGAACCAGTAGGGCCAGTGGCGCCTGTACTTCCTGTGGCTCCCGTGGAGCCTGTAGAGCCTGTAGAGCCTGTAGCTCCAGTACTGCCAGTAGAACCCGTGGAACCTGTTGCACCCGTACTTCCTGTAGCCCCCGTACTTCCTGTGCTACCCGTTGCTCCTGTAGAGCCAGTGACCCCTGTGGAGCCAGTGACCCCTGTGGAGCCAGTAGGGCCAGTAGGGCCAGTAGGACCTGTGCTTCCTGTGCTTCCTGTAGGCCCAGTAATGCCAGTAGAGCCCGTGGCACCCGTGCTCCCAGTAACACCTGTAGCTCCAGTACTGCCTGTAGCTCCAGTAGGACCTGTAGCGCCTGTAGGTCCAGCAGCTCCCTCTTGCCAGTTGGCTGTATCTGTCCAGGTTCCACCTTTGTATATATAGATTTTGTCGTCGTCCTTCATAACGGCGACGTAGCCAACAACCCTTAGAGCCTCAGAAAGATCGTCCCTATACGATAGAGCAGCGTCAGCCCCAGACTTAGCGTCGAAAATACCCAAGCCTTTAACCTGAAGTGTAGTCAGGTCAAGAACTGGAGCGTTAGGGTTTTGGTTATTTACTGTACCTGGAAAATTAGGCATGTTAGTCGTCTATAAATACTGTTACGTTATCGGCAAAACCCTGTGTATTTACCGTTCTATAAATTCTATAGGTGTCTGTATGGCCAAAAGAATTATCAAGACTAAAGTCACCAATCTTCCATATATCAGCTGGAGTATTAGGATACGTGTTAATAGTTAAGTCAGTTCCTGTGTTACCTCCCTGCTTTATACTTACGAGATCGCCTATGCTTGCCTTGTATATTATATAAGTGTAGTTCGAAGCGTTGTTAGAAGCAGATTCTGTTATTAAGTTTTTTCCAGTACCAAAGGATGACGTATTATCATAAAGAGCAGCGTGACCATCTGAAGTGCTAGCGTCATCAAAAACATCTTGTGCGTCATTGTCTGAAGATGTGTTAATCAAGGCTGTTGAGCTAGCCACAAGAAGAAGAGGGTATCTATTCATGTAGAATATCTGGCTGTCAGATTCCTTAGCGAAAGAAGCTGAGTCGTTGTCACTTTTTTCATCATCAACCTGAGCCTTATAAGTAACGGAACCTGTCGTTCCTGCGTATCCAGTGTCTTGAAACGTATAATTGTGATCGCCTGTCTGAACACCTGTTCCAGAACCAAAAGTCTTAATAAGGCTGCTACCCCTGTAAAGCCTCACTTCAGTTATATTTACGCCGTTTGTTTGCCTGTCAACTGCAATAGTAACGTCACTGTCGTTATTTCCTACCTCTCTTAGTGTGTCGGATTCACCTGATCCAGAATCGGTAAAAGATGAATTTGTAACCCTGTCAAAGCTTACGGTTACACCAGGGTCATTATAAGAAGCTTGAGAGGTGTCCTCGTCAGTTATGGTGTTAGTTCCAGTCTGATCGTCAGTGACCTCTAATTTGTACTTAAATCCCGAAGTAGGGAAGGCTGACAAGGTTTGAGAGTTTGTGGTCGTGTCACCAGATATGCTTGCTCCAGCCGAGTAAGACTCAGTATATATCTGAGTGTAGCTGCTATCGGATTCAGTCGTCAGTTTTCGCTTTATGACTATCGTTAATGCAGCCCCAGCGGGAGCGTTATTGTTAGTGACAGACCAGGATAAGGTGACGGTAGGTGTTGTTGCGCTAGCAGAATAAGCTGGGTTTGTAACACTAAATGAAGTAATCGTAGGATCCACAAGATCAACAAAGGCACCTGTCAGCACCTCCACAGCTGTTTTGCCGTTAGAGGGAACGGTATCCCCGTTCAGGTACTTTCCAAACGACTTCTTTACCCCTCCTTCATCGGGAATGTTTAATACATAGTCTTGACTAAAGGTATCTTCAGAACCGTCTGCTCCGTCAGCTCCAGCAGAACCTGTGGCACCTGTGGCTCCAGCAGAACCTGTGGCGCCTGTGGCTCCAGCAGAACCTGTAGCGCCAGTAGAACCTGTAGCTCCAGCAGAACCTGTGGCTCCTGTAGCTCCATCGGCGCCAGCAGAACCTGTGGCTCCAGCAGAACCTGTGGCACCTGTAGCGCCAGCGATACCTGTAGCTCCATCGGCGCCAGCAGGACCTGTAGCACCAGCAGCCCCCTGAGAAGCAGCATCTCCAGGCTCACCCTTAGGGCCTCTAACGCCTTGATTCGTTATAGTCAGCCCAGGAGCAGGAACGGAAGAAACAGAAACAGTGCTGTTTGCGGGAGACGTTACCGTGACCGTATTCGACCCCTGTAAAGTAACTGTAACATCGCTCATATTAGCTTGAGATATCTTCGTTTACTTTAAGACTTCCTCTTAATATAGTTGTTACAGAAGCGTCGACTTTTTGCTGAATATCATACACATAAGTTCCTACAGGAAACAAGCTCATGGTTTCTGAGGAGGCCGTAATTCTTACAGTTCCGTTATCTGATTTTTCAACAAATTCAAATCCGTTAGAAAGTGAAGGGTTGATTTTTGACTCTGATTTTGAAAGAGAACTAGAAGCTACCACCTCTCTCTTTGAGTTTCCCGACCTAGACCTAGGGGGGTTTGTTTTTACATCCATCAAAAACTCATAGCCTAAAGTTTCAAGCTGAATAGCGGTTCCGCTAGAATCCTTTAGGGTAATTGTTAAGTTAAAGGTGTCTCCCCTTCTGCACGTAACATCAAGCTTTTCCGATACGTCTAAGTTTACTTTTTCAGCCATGTCAACCTAATAATGAGTTTACAATATTATCTACGCTATCCCCCGACTCTGGAAGCTCACCTCTTTTTCCTTGCCTTTGAGACAACAGCTTACTTTGTTCTGAGGATTGCTTTTTAACTCTGTCGTCTTTTCTGTCTTCTTTAAGGACCTCAAGCTTTTCTTTAAAGTTTTTGTCATCCTCCTTAAAACCAAGAGTTGCCTGAGCTTTGATCATTTCAATTTCTTTTCTAAACTCATGCTTGACCTGCTCTAGCTGACCGTCTAGCTGCGCTCTAAGCTGCATTTGTTGAGCTTCTAGTTGAGCCTCCATTTGCATCTCCTGTTGCTTTGCTTGAGAGGCAGCTTGGGCGGCCTGCTGAGCTGACTGGGCTTGCATTTGCGAGTTTTGCATGGCAATCTCTTGTTGCTTCGCCATTCTCTTTTTTCTTCTAACCACGAGAAGACGTTCCGCTTGAGCGATATCTTTCATGTTGCGAATAGATATAGCATCTTCAATGTCAATCTCCTTTTGTTGAATCGACATCTGAATGTTCTGTTCAAGATAAGCTCTATCGCTATCCTCCATTTCCTTGACCACCTGAACGCCAAAGTTGTACATAGGAAGATCTTTAAACGACGACAAAACAGACATATTTTCCTTGCCTATAGCGTTCTCATAGGCTGTAAATATCACAGAGTCTGTAGGTAAAACCTGAATACACTTCACTACATCTTCACAAACCTTTTTAAACAGGATCATAGAAGCGTTAGTGATGTCGTATGTCGCGTTATTTCCAGCTGCTATAGCATTCTGCTGAACACCAACAAGCGTGTCACCCTTAGGTGTAGAGGCGTCCATCATTTCATTGATACCTGTAGCATCTCTGATCAACCGAAGGTAGTGATTGTAGAGACCTATAAGTTCGTTGATGTTTCTAATAGAATTGCCTATCTCTCTAACTGGAGGGTTCTGAAATCCACCCTCTGGGTTCTTGCTTCTGTAGTAGAAGACACCTGTTTGCTCGTATATATCATGAAGGTCAAGAGGCTGTAGGTCGCCTCCTTTTCCGAGCTGAACGTTTTCCAGCCCCTCAATGTCAATGATCAATCCATCGGGCTTTGCCTTGGCAATAGCCTGCTGTATCTTTAAGTGAGTAAGCTGAAGCATGTCAGCAAACCCCTTACAGCTATCAACCATAGACTTCGGCATCATGTTCCTGAGGTTCGTAGAAACAGCAGAATAAGAAAGGGACACCTTGGATAGGTCGTGAATGTTTTTAGGCATGTTTTTTTTCATGCCATAATCAAAGATTATTTCGCACCCTCCAAGGATATAGCTACCTCCGTACAGGGTGGCAACCTCCATCTTTTTAGGATTCCGATCAAAAACGCTACCGCTTTTTTCTTCGTAGTCAAACCCCTTCATATAAAGGTTCGTGCTTCCAAAACGATTTTCCTTTTCCTCAAAGTATATACAATCGACAGAAATAAACTCAAAATCCAGGATATCAACCATGTACTCGTCGTAACCGAACTCCTGCCTTAAAAGCCTGTTATTGTAATTGCTTTTATTAAACAGGCTAGGATCATTTCCGTCGTTGTTTTTTACGTTCTCAGCAATCTCCTTAAACTCTTCTTCGGTGAGCTCGCCACTTGCAATGCGCTTGAGCTCAGATATAGACACCTTCTTTACATGCCCTCCATACATGAGGTCATTAAGCCCTGGGTCCTCAGTATAGCTATGAATAAAAGTGGATGGATCAACATACTCCGTCTTAATGCCTTCGCTAGGGTGATTACTTCTCTTTACTACAGCCATGCCCAAAGAAACAAGGTCGTTGACACACCGTCTAAAAACAGCGTCATTGAAGTCGTTCCAAGAAAGGGTCATGTTTGTTCCGATCTGAGCTGCAATCTCAGCGTCAGTCTTGATGTTAGTTCCTAGCAAAATCTCTGCCTCCTCTAAAGAGTCAGGCAGGTTGTCAGGATCTTCACCGATAACCATACCCGTCTGTTGCTTTAGTTGTTGGAGCTGCTTTTTCGCTTCAACCTGCATTTCAATGCGACGCTTTTTATTGTTTTTTTCTGATGATGATAGTGGATCAACAGCCTCTAGATTGGGGTAAGGGTTTCTCGAAAGTATTTTGTTTACTACAACTCTAACAAACTTAGGTAAGATAGGAACTGGAGTGTAATCAATGTTAAGTAAGCTTCCGTCACCCGCATTTGGCGCTAAAGAACGAAGAAGCTTTTTATATATATTTGTATCTTGAGTTCCGTTTGCGTAGTCTCTGCTCTTTTCGAAAACGTTATTTCTTTTCCCGTATAAAGAAGTAGAGCTGTTTATCTTACCCCACTGGGACTCTATCGACTTCGCATACTCTACGCCATAAGCTTTTTGCTGCTTTGTTTCTGTGCTTGCTAGAGGATCAGGAAATGAGCTTTTACGCTTGTTGTTTGTATAGTTCATATTTTATCTGACGATATGCGCGTATTCTGCAAATATAGCAAATCAATGCTAGACCTTATATCTCCTGAAAAACACCTTTTCTTTGAAGTCAGCTTTTGGTTTTTGCTTTTCTTTTTGTGCTGCCAATAAAGCTAGTCCAGAACTAATGGTAAGGTCAAACTTTGTTCGCTTATCAATCTTAAATCCTATCCAGTCCTCCAGGGTTTTGTTAAAATACATCCTACCTATTTCTCCAGACTCGTAATTAGTCCCTACGTGATCGTGTATGTACGCTTCAATTGCCTGAGCGTGGGACTGTATTACGTCTTGTGAATTAGAAGGTATACCTTTGGTCCTTACGTTAATTGAAGAGTTTACTGTTTTTAGGTGATTTGGTCTATCCATAAGATAGCCGTCGTAACCCCTTGACTCAAAGTATCTTGCGATACCGTACTTATTGTTCTCTATAAGTAAGGGATAGCCATAGTAAAAAGAACACATCAACACATCCTCATAAAAGATGCTGGCTAAATCTGGACGAGAAGCATACTCCACAACAAACATATTGGAAGGTCGGTTCATGCTAAACTTATTGTACATGTGAAGAGCCCCTTTAGAGCCCCTTCCATCTACAGTGGCGTCCAGATCGTAAGAGTCAACCCCTCCGCAGCCGTAGTTAACAAAAGGAGGAACCTTTTTTCCTCTTTCTGTTTTCATTACGTTTCTTTCAGAAGGGTCTGGCATCCAGGAAACCCTAAACCTTCCGTTAGGCGTGGGGGAGAAAACAACTTCTTTGTCTTTTTCTTTCCAGGTGAAGTTACCTACAACGACAGGGTTTGGAAACAATTCATCGTTGTGCTCAATCTGCTGGTATATCTTACCTATATTAAATAAGCTCCCTTCGATGCTATCTCTAAAGGCTTCGTCTTCAGTAAAAGGGAACTGTCGAGTCACCTCATTTAACTCTGAGGGATTGTCCTTGAAGGACTTGCGCTCATTCTTTAAATAGGTTTTACTGCCTATTTCGATAGTATCTCCATCTATACCATGTATGTGTACGCTTTGAGGTGGATCCTCTACAACGGCATTTCCGTATGCGTCAAAAAAGCCCTCTAGGGCATCATAAGCTGGGATAAAGATTCTATAAAGACCTGTCTTTGTTCTTTCGTTGTTATTGCGCTCGTTGGGGTCAGAGTCGTACCATAACCCCTTGTATTCCTCTCCTCCTTTATTCATGGGGTTTACAGTGCTGCCCACTAGAGCTTTACCTACAATTTTACGACCTACAATTAAGCATGTTCTTTCAATTCTCCACGCCTCTCTAATATCAGTAGGCTTTTCCCACTTACCAGCCTCGTCGAGATAAAGCATATGAAGTTTTTCTCCGTCATAAGCGTTATTAGTGGTATTCTTCCAGTTGACAACCGTATTAAGAGCGTCACCTCTATGAGAGGTCTTGTTGTTTTTCGTGATGCGCTTAGATGGTTCGCGGAATGCCAGCTCCATACGAGGGTTTGTAGTACCGTCCTGGATAGGTTTAAAGAAAAACGGGTAGCTGCGAAAGATCGCAACCACCTTCTTCATGAAAATGTTCTCCTGCGAGTCTTTACCTGTCTTCGACTGTATGCCAAGAAGCTTCTCTTTAACTTGACTAGCTTCATCCACCAAGACAGCAGAGCATATGTTAGTGTAGCCAGAACGACGACACTTAGTATAAAGCTGACCGAAACAACGAGGGTCAGCTTCACAAGCAGCCATGTGCGTAAAGATGTCTTTTTGGAAAGCGAGGTATGATGGGTATCCGATATCAATTTTAGACCATTGTAGAAACATATAGTGTCTCCCTGTAATATACGTAGGTTCCCCATTATTGTAAAACCAAACACCGTCGCGCCTACGCTGAAACTCTTGTTCGATGTAAGAACGAAACTTGTTGCGAAACTCGGAAGGTTTTTCGAGCCACTCATCCATACTGCGTATTCTACGCATTTCCTCTGGCATAGGTGTGCGTTTCCACAGCTGCAACTTCTTTGGCTGGTCATGGAAGAGAATTTCCGATTTGCGCGGTTTCTTCGGTAAGACCACGAGTAACCCGTGGAGCTCGATAGCTTCTCCTTCTGTACCGTTAGGGTCGATCTTAATCCCCTTAGTTTCATACCCTTTTATGTCGATTATAGTGGACATCAATAGCTCTGTCCATGTGAGTTCATTCTTCCTAGCGAAGGCATACCCTCTTTCGGGTTTTTAATTTCCATTTGTTCGCCACATTCGCACTGTCCTTCAGGGTAGTAGACGCTACCATCCTTAAATTTCATCGTAAGGCTTCTAACAGATTTCTCTGCTTTACATTTTTCGCAAATTAGATCAGGCATGTTGTTTAATTTAATTCGTACACCAGACAGGATTCGAACCTGTGACCGTCTGCTTAGAAGGCAGATGCTCTATCCAACTGAGCTACTGGTGCATGTGCTCCCTCCAGGACTTGAACCTGGGACCTGCCGATTATGAGTCGGATGCTCTAACCAACTGAGCTAAGAGAGCTTAAAGTATACTTTTATGTGATCGGTCGTAATTGACTGATTATCAAAGTTGTAGTCCTCCCAGTAGATCAATCCACTAGCGTTATTTTGAGAATCTTTCTGCGAATCCTCCTGAGTAGTCTTTTTCATTTTCGATTTCTCCATTGTTCTTGAGTTCTTTAACCATTTGTTCTAGCCTCTGGCGCTCCACCAAAAGCTCTTTACAGTCGATAGCGGTTTGCTTTATGGATTGGAGCTCAGCCTTACGCGCTGACCCACCCGCTTCAGGATCGACTGGCTTCTTGACTTCTTCGATCATGTTGTTGATCGCTATTTCCATGCTGTCCATTAACCTTTGAGCGGCGCTGACCGTAGTAAACTTAGACTTCGACATACATAAGGTCTTCGGTTCGCGTTCGGTAATACTCCTTCCCGTCTATATTGATCCTGTAGTCTCTGTTTTCCTTGAAGCCTACCACGTCCCCTATTTTAAGACCTAGTTCATCCACCCAAGGCGCTTCAAAAGCAACCCTCCCTTTAGTGACAGGATTCTCTGAAAGCTTGACAACCTCAATAAGACTAGACTTCTCTTCTTCTGGTTCCTCCACTCCTTCGAGAAGAGACCACCCCGCAAGCGGACGTATCTCACCAGTCTTTTTAGACTTGTAAGCAATAGCTTGATTAGCAGCGGTATAGCTAGGGTTATACTGAACAATAAAGTGATTGTCTTCACCAGTAAGAGGCTGACCGTCGTTAATAACAACATGATGATGGAAGTAGAGTGTGTCACCCACTTCGACTCCAGTATCGTACTTAAACGGAGACGCCACGACTGGGCCTTCTGTGATTCTGTTTTCAAACTCATCGAATTTAGTATCTATGTAAAGTTCCAAACCACCTTTCGTGGTGATTGTATCGTTAAGCTGTTTGTTCAGCTCCACGACAAAAAGATCAAATGTCTTCATTAATTAAAAGTTTAAGTCATATTCTAACACGCAGGGCATTTCGTCAATAGATTTCCAGAGCATTATCTCCGAATCGCTTTCTACGTATATAAGGTATCTTTGCCTACTGAACTTATGAAGGTGCCGCTCGTCTTCTACGATAGCTGATATCTCTCCATGTCCTGCTCGCATGCCAATATAATAAGCCATGCCGTTTTTAGGGTCTCTTCCGACCACAATCTTCCTAATAAGTCCGTCCATTTTAGTTTAGGGATATGCCCAGTTCACCAAGGAGGCTATCTAGTGAGTCGTCTTCCTGATAGGCGCTGTCCATTACTTGCTTTACCGTTTCCAGCTCTTCCCTGCTTTCCAGGTTGAAGCTGTACATGGTTTTCATTTCGGCGCTTTCGTCTCCTTCTTCCACGGCGTCTAGGTCTATAACACCAACAACTATAGTGGCTAGGGTGCGATCTTTCATTTCGAACTCATCGATTGTTTCCTCCATCTTTTTGACGAGGGAATACATTTCGGCAAAGAAGAGGGTGTCTTTCGGGTTCATGATGTAAATTTGTTTAAGTCAAATATACGAATTAATATGCCTAGGTCTCAAGTTAAGAAAACGAGGATGTTCAGGGACTTCTCGAAGATGCCTTCTAGGTTCATAAAAAACAACTATTTAAAAAACCTTAAGAGCGCTACAGAAGAGTTTGTTGATGGCAGCGAGATCACAAAGAGCTATCTATACTTTATGCTGTTCGTTTACGAATTGGAGTTCTTTACTATATCGTGGGTGGCAGGGGAATACGGAATGAATAAAAAAAACCTAGCTGACAGGATGATATACCCGTTAGTGTCTTTGGGATATCTGTATAAGCACTTCGACA